TGATAACTTCATGCAGTTCAAGACTGCCATAGATGACTTCGAGTACACCAAGTGGTTAGACCCAGCTGGTGTACCATGTTACGTTAAAGATGTCTGATGAACCATCTAATATAGAAAAGGCAAAAAACTTTTCTAAGACCGCTTACGATATCATAAAAGGTTTTGTAAGTAAGGGATACTTATTAGTTCCCGAAGAGGTTAAAAATGCAAGAATAGATATATGTAGAGAGTGTAATAGATTTGATGAGAGTCGCCATGTTTGTAGAGAGTGTGGTTGTTTCTTAGTAAACAAAGTTAAGTTTACTGCTTCTCGATGTCCCCTAAATTATTGGTAAAAAATGCAACAACCACACTTTGAAATTAATGATTTCATTGGTTACTTTCCTAAATCTATAGACCCAAATTTTTGTGATTTTCTATGTTCTTACATGGATAAAGCAGAACAAGTTCAAGGTAGAAGATATACACATGTAAAAGACAAACAAATTTGTCTTGATGCTTTCTCGCCAGGAGAGGCAAAAGATTTAATGAATGGTATAAATGGATGTTTATATTATTATGTAAGTGAGTTTTCATATCTAACTAACTTCAATTATGTTAGTGCAGTTGTTTTAATGCAGAAGACAGCACCGACAGAAGGTTATCATATGTTTCATGCTGAGAATCTTAATTACAATAATAATATTAGAACTATGGCATGGATGGTATATTTGAATGATGTAGAAGAAGGTGGAGAAACAGAATTTTTATATCAGAAGAAAAAATTTAAACCTCAGAAAGGAGATGTACTGATATGGCCAGGTGGATTCACTCATTTACATAGAGGTAATCCTCCTATATCTGGTGACAAATATATTGCTACTGGTTGGTATCAAGGAAACATAGGACTCACTCAGGTTCAGACAGCAGGGTTAAATGATAAACAATATATGGAGAGTATGGATGCATAATGTCTGACATTCATATATTGTTTCCGACGCCAGTGTATCAAAATATTTTTAATCCAATATTCTCTCTCGAATCTGCAATAGATTTTATTAGAACATTAGAGTTCAAGCAAGACTACAATGTATATGATAAACCGAATGGGAAGACCACTGACGCAAGTTTAGATGTGCTATCATATCCAGAATTAAAATTCATAGGAGATTGGATAGATTTGGAGGCATATAATTTTATTAAAACATTACAGATTGATTGTGAGTTTCATACCTTAGTAAGGACAAACTCATGGGTTAACTTACAAGAGAAAGGCAATTATATACACGAACACAAGCACAATAACACACAATTTTCTGGAGTGTTTTATCCGAAGGTGCCATTTGATAGTGGAGATATATGTTTTACATCTTCACAGGATACATGGATAGATAGTAATACAGAACCAAAAGTAACTGGTTTCGATGATCTGAATAGTAGGAAGAAGACATTCACACCACGACAAGGTATGTTGTTAATGTTCCCTGCTCATCTTAGGCACTATGTTACTGCATCTAAATCAGATGATGAACGTTTAAGTATATCATTTGATTATAACTTAAATTAATTACCATGAAACTAACACAAGAAATTATTGATAAGATTCAAGAAGCGATGTTGCATACCAAAAAAGATGGTAGCATTAATTGGAAAGACGAAGATGAAATAGAGGTGCAATTAGCAGGAACATTTGCTGCTGATAGATTTATTGTAATTAAGAATAAAACTAAAGATCCTGTTGTAAGTGCTGCACCTCACCCATACTTTGATTATGAAAAGAAAGTCTTTACTAAAGATGGCAGAGAAGAGTATATGAAAGAACAGAAGAAATGAAAGTATTAGTAACAGGTCACAAAGGTTTTATTGGTAGTCATGTCTTTGATTTTCTAAGTGACATCTTTGATGTTGATGGACTAGACAGACCAGATGATATAGAAAACTTTGTAGACGTTGGGTGTGCAGACTATGATCTTATAGTTCATCTAGCAGCCTATGCCGCACTCAGAGATAGTGTAGACAATCCTGATAAATTCTGGGAGAATAACGTTGAAAAATCTAAACCCATATTTGATTATTGCAGAAAGTATAATACTAGGTTGTTGTATGCAAGTTCTGCTGGTGCATATAGTTGGTGGCAGAATCCCTACGCCATAACAAAGAAAGTAAATGAGATACAGGCTCCACCTAACAGTGTGGGTATGAGGTTCTTCAATGTATGGGCAGAGGAAGGAAGTAGAGATGATATGTTATATGAAATGTTGAAACAAGGAACTGCAAAATATATTACAAGACATAAGAGAGATTGGGTTCATGTATTAGATGTTGTCAGAGCGGTTGCAACTTTGATTCCGAGTAGTTTTACAGGAACAATAGATGTAGGAACAGGACAGATGACTTCCGTGATAGATCTTGCCAATGCCATGGGTATGGGTCATCTTCCTATCAAGGAGGACACACCTAACGAACCTGATGAGTTGTGTGCTGATGTCGCACCTCTCATGGAACTTGGTTGGTTTCCAACTGTGAACATTTTAGATACGGTCATTGCGAAAACCGTCAGTGTGTGATACACTAAATAAGGTGAAGTTTATTTTAAACTTGTATGAATAAGAAAACAGCACTAGTATTGGGTGCAGGCGGCTTCATTGGAAGTCACATGGTAAAACGGTTACGATCAGAAGGGTATTGGGTTCGTGGCGTAGATATTAAGTACCCCGACTTTACCGAGAGTGCTGCTGACGAGTTCATTCAAGGTGACTTAAGAGAAGTAGGTTTAGTTGCAAGAGTATTAGATGTCGAAGGAGACTCCTTTGATGAAATCTATCAGTTTGCTGCAGACATGGGTGGAGCTGGTTACATCTTTACAGATGAACACTCTGCTGATATCATGCACAACTCTGCTTCAATCAACCTTAATGTATTGAACGAACAAGTTCAACTCAATAGACTACTTGGTACAAATAAAACTAAGATATTCTATTCTAGTTCTGCGTGTATGTACCCAGAACATAATCAATTAGATCCTGAGAATCCTGACTGCCGTGAATCATCAGCATACCCAGCCAACCCAGACTCAGAGTATGGATGGGAGAAACTATTTTCCGAACGTCTCTACTTGGCATATAACCGTAACTATGATATTCCTGTCTGCGTTGCCCGTTATCACAATATATTTGGCCCCGAAGGAACATGGGACGGAGGAAAAGAGAAGGCTCCAGCAGCTATCTGCCGCAAGGTCGCACTACTCCCAGATGTGGGAGGAGCGATTGAGGTGTGGGGTGATGGCTTGCAAACAAGATCCTTCCTCTTCATCGACGAATGTATTGAAGCAACCAGAAGACTCATGGCTTCGACCTTCCAAGGCCCCGTAAACATAGGATCGGAAGAAATGGTTACTATCAATCAGTTGGTAGAAACTGCAGCTAAAGTATCAGGTAAAATTGTGACAAAGATGCACAAACTTGATGCACCTCTAGGTGTTCGTGGACGTAACTCAAACAATGATCTTGTAAGAGAAAAACTTGGATGGGATTATTCACAGACTCTTGAAGAAGGAATCGCCAAGACTTATGCTTGGATCTCTGAACAAATTAAATCTCGCCAACATGGCGTAGTTGACATTACATCAAAGGAACTAGAACATGCCAACAGTAACTGAGAAGACTATCAAACTTGATAAGGATGCAATTAAATCCTTAGATATTTCTCACCTTGCAGAACAATCACTTAATAAAAATGACTGGCTAACTGCTGGTCAAAGTGAGTACAGACTATATGCTTGGTTATCAACACAATTTAATAACACTACTATCTTAGATGTAGGAACAAGGACAGGCGGATCTGCTCTAGCACTATCTTATAACGAAAAGAACAATGTTATAAGTTATGACTTAGTTGAGCAGGGCGCCTCTTCTGGTATTAGCAAGTCTAATGTTCAATTTAAGATTCAAGATTTCCGTGAAGATGATACTCTAGATTATGATAATATTTCTATTATTATGATTGATGTTGACCCTCATGATGGTACAGCAGAAGAAGAGATGTTTGAATTTTTAGAAGAGAAAGGGTGGAAAGGAATCGTATTGTTAGATGATATTGGCCCACAATGGCCCGAGATTGAAGACTTCTGGAATAGAATTACATTTCCTAAGATTAATGTAACGGAGGTTGGACATATGAGTGGCACAGGGTTAGTAAACTTTGATGAAAAACATACTGTCTCTTGGTTATGAAAAAGATATTAATCTTGGGTTCTAGTGGACAAGTGGGAGCATATTTAACTGACTACCTTCGTAAAAAAGGTAATGAAGTTTTTGAGTTTGATGTTACTAATGGCCCTAATCAGGATCTTACAACAATCCCTAATGGACAACTTGAAGCTCTAATATATCTTTCTGATTTTGTTTACTTTCTTGCATTTGATGTAGGGGGATCACACTATCTTAAAAAGTATCAACATACTTTTAAGTTCATAGATAATAACACTAGACTTATGGCAAATGCCTTTGGTCTAATAGAAAAGTATAACAAACCATTTGTCTTTGCATCATCTCAGATGAGTAACATGTCTTACTCTCCCTATGGTGTGTTGAAAAGAGTTGGTGAATTATATACTAGATCTTTAGGTGGATTGATTGTCAAGTTCTGGAATGTATATGGTATTGAAAAGGACATGGACAAAGCACATGTCATCACTGACTTTATCCGTAAAGGGTTCGAGTCTGGTGATATAGATATGATGACAGATGGAACTGAGGCTAGAGAATTTCTTTATGCAGAAGACTGTTGTGAAGCGTTGGAAACTGTCATGCAATCATATGCTAAACTTACTTCAGACGACGAACTTCATATTACTACTGGTGTTTATACAACTGTGTTGGAGATTGCGTCAGAAATTAAGTCACTATTCTCTAGTATTGGAAAGGAGATCACGATTACTCCAGCACAATCGAAGGATGAAGTACAGAAGGATGCTAGGAACGAACCAGATCCTTACATAAAAAAATTCTGGAAACCTAAAACATCTGTTCCAGATGGTTTACAAAAAGTATTTGAGGAGATGAGAAAAGATTATGATTCCTGATGACGCTCAAAAAGAAATAGATGCGGCTATTGCTGCAGCGAAGAAGAGACCAGAGGGAATGGACTTCCCTTTGTTATCTCCTGATAAAAAGTTTCCAATTAATTTATATTGTAATGATTCACTAGAACCATCTACATCTGCTAACAATAGATCTGTTTATACTAGATGGATTCGTAACGGAACTGGTCTAGTAAATCTATATGTGAATGGAGAAGCACTTAAGGTTTTAGAAGATGACTCTGACAAACCAAAATTTATTTGGTTGCTAGAGTCTAGAGAAATTATTCCAGAACAATACAAATTTATAGAAGATAATTATGATTTTGTTGCTAGTAGGGTTGATGGTATCTTTACTGCTGATCAGAGACTCACAAATGAGGTTGGCCCTGATGGTAAATTTCTTTATTGTCTGTCTAATGCTGCTCCTTGGGTTATGGATAGAGACATCTATACTAAATCCAAACTTGTCTCGATGATCGCATCCAACAAAGGATATACGGAAGGACATCGCCGTAGACTTAAAGTTGTTAAAGCATACGTTGATAAGTTTGGACAAGAAGATCTATATGGTTGGGGATTGACACACGAGTTACCTTTAAAAGAAAAGTCAAGAGGACTTGCTGATTATATGTTTTCCTTTGCTTGTGAGAACGCAAACTATCCAACATACTTCACTGAGAAGTTGACAGATTGTTTTGCATGTGGTACTATCCCAGTATATTATGGAACTGCTGGAGTTGCTCAGTATTTTGATCCCGACGGAATTATATTCTTAGATCAGAATTCTCCTTGGGAAAATATTCCGTGGGAAAAACTCACACCAGAGTATTATGAATCAAGGAAAGATGTAATTAAAGAAAACTTTGAGATTGCTAAGTGCATGAGAGTCGCTGAAGATTTCATGTATGGAAATTATCTCTATCAATTAGACCCACTTAGACAACAAAAACCACAATTATTATGAGTGAAATAATAGACGTATCTGCCACTGCTGTCCAAGATGACCGCAGTGGATGGCAAGCAGAAGACCAAATTGCTGTAGAATATCTTGAAGCATGTAAGGAAGCAGTTGCATCTGATGATGCGTTTGCTAATTTCAAATCTAACCCTAAGTACAAAACTATTTTAGAACATGTGCTTAAGGATCAAGGACAGGCATACCTAAACATCTGTAAGGATATGAATGAAGATGCCGTGTGGGAAAATATAGAGGCATTTAAAGAGAATGATTCCATAGGTAATCCAGAATTGTACCCATACCCAGGCATGAAAGGTACAATATCTCCTACAACTCTAAGGTATATGAAAAATACTTTTGAGATGGCACTCATGCTTGATGGTGCAGAGGTTAGAAAGGTTGTTGAAGTAGGTGGTGGGTATGGTGGATTGTGTAGAGTATTGAGTAAAGTGTGTGAGTTTGATGAGTATATCTTAATTGATTTACCAGAGGTATCTGCCTTACAAAGAAAGTATTTGGATCAGTTCCCTGATCTAAAAGACAAGGTAACTTGTATTCCTTGTACAGAGTATGAAGAGATCAAAGACGTAGATCTTTTCATCAGTAACTATGCTTTATCAGAATGTGATCTACCTACACAGATGGCATATTATGATAAGATAATTACTAATTCAAAGTACGTCTATATGATATACAACCTTGTCAATTTTAATGAATTCTACTATAATGATTTTATAGAGAAGATTAAAAAGGATTACACCTTTGATACAGGTCGTGATTATGAAAACACTGTAATTTTAGCAACTAAAAAATGAATCGAGTAAAAGATTATCGATCATTGGCCATAGATGTAGTCGGATGGTTATGTAAGTATGCCAATGATAACAACGTAAAAAGTTTTGTAGTAGGAGTATCAGGTGGAATAGATTCTGCCGTGTCTTCTACTCTTGCAGCAAAGACTGGTAGACCAGTTTATGCAATAGGTATGCCACTCAACCAAAGTAAAGATCAGGAGACCTTATCTGATGCACACCTTTACTGGTTGGAATGTAACTACCCCAATGTGAAAAGATTGAAAGCAGATCTTTCTGAAACTTATGCAAAGTTGATGACAGATTTGACAAATGAATTTACAATGGAGTATACTGGTAATCCAATGGCAAAAGCCAATACTAAATCCAGATTACGAATGGTGACATTATATCATGTCGCTGCCAATGTAGGTGGTATAGTAGTGGGTACAGGTAACAAAGTGGAGGACTATGGAGTCGGTTTTTATACTAAGTATGGTGACGGTGGTGTTGATATCGCCCCTCTTGCTGACCTTTACAAAACGGAGGTCAGAGAACTCGGAAGAGAACTCGGAGTGATCCCAGAAATTATTACTGCAACACCTACAGATGGTCTGTGGGAAGATGGTAGAAATGATGAAGATCAAATCGGTGCATCATATGAACAATTGGAAGAAGCGATGGAGACAGGTGCAGGGCCTGGATTGGAAGCACTTCAAAAGTTCTATACACAAAATAAACACAAGATAGATCCTATCCCAACATACAAATTAGAGGTTTAATTTTACAATGAAAATCGGTGTTATCGGAGCAGGGAGACTCGGCATTTGTTTTGCCCTCCTTGCTGAGTCCGCTGGTCATGATGTATATGTTTCTGACATAAATCCAAGTTATGTCAATAAACTTACTACTAAAGAACTTTACAGTAATGAACCAGAGGTAGAAGATCTTCTGCTTCGATCAACAAAACTTAGAGCGACTACGAGTAATAGTAATGTAATAAAATCTTCTGATGTTATTTTTACTTTTGTTCCTACACCATCTCTAGATGATGGTAGTTACGATTGCAGTTTAGTTGATGCTGTTGTGTGCGATCTAATCAGATCTCCTAACTTAGAAGGAAAGAAATTTATCATAGGTTGTACAACTAATCCAGGCTTTGTAGATAAGGTAGATCAGAAATTAGAAGGAAGAGGTATAAGTGTATTCTATAGTCCTGAGTTTGTGGCACAAGGTACAATTATAAGAGACATGAAGAACGCAGATATGATTCTGTGTGGTGGTAGAGATGAAGAAGGATTTGAACTGATAAAAGAAATCTATCTTTCATTCATGGATAGTCAGGTCAACTTCTATCCTATGTCTAATACTGCTGCTGAGATTACAAAGATCGGTATTAATTGTTTCCTAACTTACAAGATAAGTTATGCTAACATGATGGGTCAGATTCTATACAACTCTGGGTGTGGTGATGAGATTAAAAACATTCTTGCATCTATAGGAGCGGACAGTAGAATTGGATCTAAGTATTTGAATTATGGTTTAGGTTTTGGTGGCCCATGTCTACCTCGTGACAATCGTGCTTTAGGATACTATGCAGATCAAGTTGGTCTTAAGTATAGTCTTCCTCAAGTGACAGATGATTTTAATGAGGCACATGCAGACTTCATTAAAAACTATTGTGTTGAAAGTAATAAAGGAGGACTACCTTTTTTCATTGATAGCATTGGTTATAAGATAGGATGTGATCTTGTAATAGAAAGTCCAAGACTTAGACTTGTAGAAGATCTATTGAAAGATGGCCACAGAGTATATGTTCAAGAGATTGACGTTGTTATTGATGACTATGCAGAAGAACTAGAAGAAGACTATGGAGATAATATAAAATTTGTAAAGGGTCGTAGTGAAATACATGAATCAACATGGAGGATTGATCTTTGACAATTAGTTATAATCGTTTAGGTAGTAATGGAAGACTTGGAAATCAAATGTTCCAGTATGCTTCTCTCCGAGGGATTGCTAATTACAATCAATATCAATGGATGATTCCACCACCTGATTGTAACCATAGAGATAACTATGGTTTGTTCGATACATTTGAAATGAAGCATGCCAAACCTGAGAATCTTGGGTTCAATGATGGTATGACTATCACAGAAAAGACTCATGCCTTTGATGATAGTATGTTCTATTGCACTGACGGTGTTAACATAGATGCCTACCTTCAAACAGAAGATTATTTTATCCACATTGCAGATCAAATCCGTGAAGATTTCACATTTAAAAAAGATTATCTTGAGCCTTGTCAGGAACTCATATCCAGTTTGGACTCTCCTCCTATCTTCCTTCATATTCGCCAGTCTGATAACATTGGAAGAGAAGAATACCACCCCATCCTCCCAATCTCATATTTTGAAGATGCGTTAGGATACTTTGCTGAAGATACACCATGCTTTGTATTCACTGATGATATAGATTGGTGTAAGAAACAATCTTTCTTTGACCAAGATAGATTCATGTTCAACGATAGTAATGAAAGATATGAATATCAAACAATAGATGGTACAGGGATGATGCAAAACACTTTGTTACCACAAGTTGACTTATGCTTGATGTCTTTATGTTCTGGTGGTATAATAGCTAACAGTTCATTCAGTTGGTGGGGAGCATGGTTACAAAATGGAAGGGGTAATATCATTGCCCCGAACCCAGATAAATGGTATGGTAGTGCTATGACACATTTAGATACTAGTATGATGGTTCCCGCCCGTTGGCAGATACAAGATTGGAGTAAGTAATGGCTATTTCATTTCAAGGATTAGGTAATGAAGGCAGACTTGGAAATCAAATGTTCCAGTATGCCTTTGTAAGAGGAGTTGCATATAATCGTGGCTTTGATTGGATCATTCCAGGCCCTGATGCAGACAGATTAGACAACTATGGTTTGTTTGATTGTTTTGAATTATATGGTTGTCGTCCAGAGAATCAGGGAGAACCATTCTTTGCTAAACAGGAAGTCTATAGAGACATGGCTTTCAATGAGAAGATCTTCAATGAGTGTGAAGATAACACCAACTTCTCTGGTAACTTTCAAACAGAATTTTATTTTGAACAGATCTCTGCCGACATTAGACATGACTTTACATTCAAGAAAGAATATCTAGAACCATGTCAAGAATTTATTGATAGTAATGGTGGACAAGATAACAATATATTCTTACATGTTCGTAGAGGTAATCCAAACGTCACAGGTAGAAGAGGAGAGAAGTGGTCTTATCAAATGGTGCAAGAGTATCATCCCATATGTAAGAAAGAATATTATATTGAAGCACTAAAAGAGAAAGAGTTTGAAGGAAAGAATGTTGTAGTTGTATCTGATACTATTGATTGGTGTAAAAAACAGGATTGGTTACAGGGTGATAGATTCCTATTCTCTGATGCCTCACATGAGGAGTTTGGAGATGGTGCATCTGTTCCTTATATTGATCTGTGCCTTATGACACTATGTGGTGGTGGCATTATTGCCAACTCATCACTATCATGGTGGGGTGCATGGTTGCAAAAAGGTGGTGAAAAATTAGGTAAAGATTCTATCCAAAGACATTGGAGAGTTGTTGCACCTGAGCCTTGGTTCGGAATCAAGTATGACATGTATGATATGAAGGATTTGATACCTCCAAGATGGTTAAAATTATATAATGATCCATCATATATTGAACCAGAATAATGAAGTACAAACTATACAATGAAGAGCAAGAATATCAAGGCACTTTCAACTCAGTTCAAGAGTTGAGAAATTTCTTGTGTGATAGAAAGTATGAAGAAAAATGTGACATAGAATTATCTTGCACATTCGATTATATAAAATCTATCAAATGGTATTTTGACATAGAAGAATGAAGGATGTAACCTACCTACTACCATGTAGAATAGAAACAGATGACAGATTAAGAAATGTCATTACCTCTATTACTTACATAATGAAATGCTTTCCAGAAGCAAAAGTTATTGTAAAAGAAGTTGACACACAATCACACTTTAGCGAGAGTGCTTTACCTCGTATCAAAAGTTATGTGGGAGATACTTCACAACTAAGACATATCTTTGAACAAAGTTCAGAGAAATTTTTTCACAAAACGAGGATATTAAATGACTTATGCATTGCCGCTGATACTCCTATTTTATACAATCATGATGTGGACGTTGTTGTCTTAAAAAACTCACATCAACTTGCTCACCGTGCCATTACACAGGAGGGATCTGATGCTGTCTATCCTTTCGGTTGTGGTATCTACCAGTGGGCAGTCACATACGCTGATCAATTATTAGATAAGTTCTTATCATCACATGATGGCACTGACGCTGACTTTGAAGTTCTGAAAGATGCCAAAGTTAGGATTCCATCATCTATTGGATGGGGTCAAATGATAACTAAATCATGTGAGGTATCTGCTGGACTATGGAATGAAGAATTCATCTCATGGGGAGCAGAAGATTGTGAGTTTTATTATAGACTAAATTGTTTTGGATTTAAAGTTGGTAGAGTTATAGATGACATCTATCACTTTGAACATGGCAGAACATTCAATTCACACTATCACAATCCTAAGTTTCAAGACAACGACAGATTGTGGAACTGGATTAGGACTCAAGACAAAGAGTCTTTGACACAATACTATGCAAAACTAGACTACATCAAACGCAGGGGGAAAGAGTTAAATGCTAGCCTTTAATCAAATGGGAAACCTAGGCAGACTAGGTAATCAAATGTTTCAGTATGCTGCTGTTAGAGGTATCTCTGCAATGCGTGGATATGAATTTGGTATTCCACCTTTTGAATCTAAGAGGGTGGATAATTATAGTTTACATAGAGCATTCACATTAGATAGTGTAGGAACAAGAAACCTTGCAGTTTTAGATAGAGGACATGCTCCTGTTGTAATAGAAAAGTCTTTTGAGTTTGATGAAGAACTTCATAAGATGTGTCCAAATGATGTAAGTTTATTTGGATTCTTTCAGACAGAAAAATATTTTAAAAATATAGAGATGGATATAAGAAGAGATTTTACTTTCCATGAATCTATATTGACACCATGTAAAGAAATGATAGACTCACTAGATGAGGCTCCATTGTTCTTGCATGTAAGAAGAGGAGATCCTAATCTTGTAGATGCTAGAGGATTCAAATGGTCTTACACAGAATGTTCTGGTCAACATCCTCCACAACCTGTAGAGTATTATGAAAGGGCACTCAAAGAGTTTCCAGAAGATCAACCCATAGTTGTATGTTCTGATTCTCCTGAGTGGGTAAATGAACAAGAGTTCTTTGCTGGTGATAGATTCCTTGTATCAGAACCAACAGACAAATATCCTGATGGATCTTATGAACCATTTGTTGATCTTTGCATCATGAGTTTATGTTCTGGTGCAATCATTGCTAACTCATCATTATCATGGTGGGGTGCATGGTTACAAAATGGTAGAGGTAAAGTCGTAGCACCTAAGCAATGGTTCGGGCCAGATTATAAAGACAAAAATCTCAAGGACTTATATTGTGACGGATGGATCGTAATTTAATTATTGTTGATAATTTTCTTGATGATCCTGACAAGGTAAGATCGATTGTCTTGGGTTTGGATTTTGACAGAGTACAACCATCTGTGCCAGGCGTACGCTCTCATCGTGTAGGTGGAGATTTACAAATAGAAGTAGAGGATAAGTTAAAAGTTGCCTTTGGTTGTAAGGAGATCATCTGGGACATGACACAGGACACTCTTTGTTTTCAATCTTGTATGGAAGGCACAGAGACTTGGATTCATGTAGATAGTCAAGGAGAGAATCAAGGAGAATGGGCAGCAGTATTATATCTGACTCCTAATCCTGTTTTGGATTCTGGAACTGGTATTTTCGAGAGTCCAGATCATGATATGAATATTGGTGTAGGAAATGTTTACAACAGGCTGGTTGCGTATCGAGGAAAAGTGTTGTATCATAGAAGCATAGTTCCTGGCTTTGGGAACACATTAGAAACGAGTAGACTCACACAAACATTCTTTTTTGATATTAAATGAATAAAGCTGCATACAAATTGAAGGGGTTCGGCCCTCTCTATATTATCAATCTGGATGAACAACCAGAGAGAATGGAGTGGATGGAGAATCAATTAAAAGAATGGGAAATAGAAAACTATACTCGCATCTCTGCCTATGATGGTAGACCTTCTACTGGTGATGACTTAAGTGATATACTAACTGGTAAATACCCAGACAATATTTCGCCTGGTGAGATAGGATGTGTAACTTCACATCTCAAGGCACTAAAACATTTTGTAGAAGAAACAGATGAACCATATGCAATCATCATGGAAGATGATTGTGATATTAGTATCGCACACTTCTGGACATTTACATGGAGACAATTTATATCCAGAATGCCTTACGATTGGGACACGTTACAACTTGCAGTTATATGCCCTGGCGAACTACACATTCAAGTTCATAGAAGATTTATTAATGATTTCTCTACTGCATGTTACGTTATTACGAGACACCATGCTGAGAAGGTTTTGAAGTTACATGTCAGGGGATCAAAATATAAGTTAGATAATGGTGTAAAACCTAGACCTGTTGCAGATGATTTGATCTACAACTCAGGTGCCTCCTACGCTTGCCCCATATTTTTATATAAAATTGAACTCGGTTCTTCTATACATGAGGAACACATAGAAATCTTCCACAGAGGTAGTCATGATGGACTCAGAGAACTATGGACAACTCGTGGAGGCGAGATCACCATTGACATCTTGTCAGACTTTGACCCTTATCTAGGACGTATTGCAGGCGGAGATCCTAGAAATAAAGGACAGGGGGCTTGACAATAATTATGTGTTCATCTATACTATATACTTATGATACAAAGGACTCGAAAGATCGTAACCCTGTGTAGATGTAAACGGATCTCATGTCGGAGATCTACCATCCGCAGGTAATTACTTGCGAGATACTTTAAAAAAAAATGTTAAAAACTTCAATCGCAGCTCTAGCTGCCGCCCCTCTACTCGCCTCTGGTGCTGCTTTTGCTGGCCCATACGTTAATTTAGAAATGAGTGGATCATATCCTGACGGAGCATACTCTTCTGGAGTTCTAGAAGCACAACTTGGTTACGAAGGATCAACAGAATCAGGTATTGGATACTATGTTTCTGGTGGCCCTACAGTAACTCATTCAGATTCAACTGATGAGTTTGGTGACGTTGAGTTAATCGGATATGTTGGTGCAACATACGACAAGTTCTACGGAGAAATCTCTGGAGCAACTAATGTTGATGACATTGATTGGGCTGCTAAAGCTGGTGTTAAGTTCACTTTCTAAATAATAATATCTTAGATTATCAGACCCCTTTACAGGGGTCTTTTTTTATACATGAAAAATCCACACGCAATATTTGCTGCACCCTTTTTTATAGAACCTATAGAACTCGATAAGATATCTCTGGTGTCTGAAACATATGAACCATCATATTTGAGTGGTGTGCCAACCACTATGGGTACGGATAAATTTACTGATGAATCTTATGAATATGTTAAGTCATTCATCAAAGAATGTATAGGACAATTCTTACAGGATGATTTTTTTCTTGGACAAGTATGGAGAAACAAATATACAAAATCAGATTGGCAAGATCCACATATACATTCTGGCGCTCAATGGAGTTTCATAATATATGAAGACGTAGAGTGTTCCAGAACTGTGTTTATGAATCCTTCACGAAAAGTAATAATGAATCAATGGGCAATGTATGGTAATGTATTACCTATGGACTTCATGCCCCGAATCTCTTCAGGCCACATAGTTATTTTCCCATCATGGATAGAACATTTTGTTACAAGTGGTAATGAAGGCACTACAATTGCTGGTAATGTTTACTTGACAGATCCACCTAGAGGGGTGTAATATTAGGATATCAACACAAACATGTAACACACCTTTACAAAACTTTAGATTTTATATATAATAATGTTACATAACTTAATATTCAATGACAGTTACAACTGAATCAGGTGGAAGACAAAACGCTTTCCCAAATGAAACAAGACCTTATAT